TCATCTGGTATAGGTGGTATACTAAAAATCATGGTGGCTTAAGGTCAAGTATATCAGCAAGTGCAATGGATTTAAAGAATGAAGGAAAGCAATTTTATACTCATTTATTCATTATTGGTGGGCTAATTTTTCCATTAGCATATATAATGCAGAACTATTTTACTATCATTTCTGCCGGTCTATTATCAACTATTGGATTAATAACAGGATATAATGCCTATTTAAAGCCAAATAAGCTACAAGACTATTTTCACATTGTATTTACTAACATATCTATTTTAGGCTTTATAATAGGGCTTATTTTGATAAATAGATGGTATTCTATAGGAGTAGGAATAGTGTTTTGTTTATCAATGTACTTATTTTTAAAAAAAGAAGATGATCATACTAGGAAAATTGAGTACTTAATTATTTACTTAGCTTGGGTATGTGGAATTATTGATATAATTTTAAAATTATAGATTATGGAAATGATATTATTAATAATTATAATAGCTGCACTATTCTTATCTGGCTTAATGATAATAGAAATTGTTAAGTATAACAACAAGATTAAGAAGATTAATAAATCTATAGAAGAGTGGAGTCAAAGGCTAGAATTTCAAACAAAAGAATCAGAAGAAATAAATTCTATGCTAACTAAAATATTTAAAATTGATTAACATAAAAAAAATAATAATAATGTTATTGCTTATGGCTTGTTAGCGTTTCGTTTTTGAGCGTGGGCGGTGCAAAAACTTAAATAAAATGAAAGAATATATTATTTTTATAATAGCGGCGTTTATATTTGGTTTTATTGTTGGTTGTGTGATTATGTACAGTATTATGAACATGATAAAAAAATGGAAAATACAAGCTCAGTTTGAAAGGGATTGTATTGATAATGGCAAATGAACGCTAACGTAAAATGTAAGGGTATGTGCAATCGGCTTTTTTACTAAACTATTAAAATACAACTATATGAAACAACTATTCAAATTCAGAGCTTATAATAAGCAAACAGGTAAAATGATGATGTGGAAAGACATTAAATCATTTGGAAATTTAAACAAATTACTTACTCTAAGTTTCGTTGACGTAATGCAATGCACTGGATTTAAAGACAATAAAGGTATTGACATTTTCGAAGGCGATATATTAAGCGATTGGAACGAAGTTGACGGTAAACAAGTGCAATCAAAATTACAGGTTTATTGGTGCGAAAAAACAGGAGCTTGGAAATTAGACCACTCATTTAATCAGGATAAATCAAGCGGTGATTTACTTTGTGAGGAATTGTCTGATTTTGCTTATGAAATTACTGGAAATGTTTATCAACGGCAGTCTGTTTAAGCTGTTGCATAACGTTAATAATAAAATGTAGTAAAGCAACTACGACACTTGAATAAATGCACAAGCCTAACATGCTTTATTCATTTTATTTATTGTTAGGCATCTTTTAAAATTACGATTATGACAGAAAAAGACAATTCAACAGATAAGTGGGAATGCCCATTTTGCAAACATACTGGTGCAGTAATTATTGAAGAAGCTGTATTAAAAAATGACTGGAAAGAGATACTTTGTGGTTGCATGGAATGTGATGAAATGTATATCCGTAGGTATCAATTTGTAGAAACTATAAAATTAGTACGCAGTAAGTAATTTTTATTGTGCCTAACTAATAATAAAATCAATTTAAAATATTAAACAATGGAAAACCCAGACGGATTTAGAAGATTTATAATTATATGCTTAATTATACTGGCAATAATTATATTTATGAAAATAATCTAAAACACTCAGGTAGTGCCTGATAGTATTAACCAAAATAAATTTTATGAAATGGAAATTAATGTTAATAGGCTATTTTGCCTTGTTAAATTTATCAGCCGATGGAATAAAGTTATTTTGTTTTACATGGCTTATAATTTCAATAGCCTGGATTATAATAATGGAAATAATTCCACAGATAGAGAATAAAAGGACAACTATAGAGAATAAAAGAGTTGGAATTTATCAACTTGAAGAATTTTGCGAACATTATAAATTATATTGAATTATGAGTAAAAAAGATTATTATAAAGGTTACGAAAGATCAGGACAACTAATTATTGGCATTGTAATATTTGTAATAACATTGATTTTTATCTTTAGAATATTGCTATTGTAAATTATTTTACATAAATTGCATTAGTTAACAGTAGGGCATCTTTTAAACTATAATTAATCAACCATGTATAATCTATAAGTGTTGATTTAATAACGAAACCGTCTTATTATGGCGGTTTCTGCTACTTAAAATAAAATAAATGAAAAGTTTTCTAGAGTCGAGAATAAAAAAAGACATTTATAAACCAACATATGCATCAAAAGAATTACCAAAAAAGGCAGGTGTTTATAATGTTGTGTTAAGAAGTGAGTCAGGAAAAGGAATAAAAAGAAAGAAATTTTTTAACCCTATAGATGAGAAAATAAAGAAAGAATTTGTAAATAGTGTGTTAATCTGGAACAAAAGAATTGAAAATAAAACAGGAGGTAATAATTAACCTTATTCGTTCGTTTGATTATTAAATTAGGAGCCTCCTGTTTAAATTAAAAGCTATGAATAAAGAAATTTAACTTTAACTATATGACTTTAACTTTATTACAGATATCATTTATAGCGATTATAGTTATTTGGTTTATATTAAAGATAAAAGACCATGTAAATAAAATAAATAAACGATGAAAACATTAACAAAACTATTACTTATTTTATTACTTACTTCCTGTGGGATAATGAAAAGAGGTATAAATGATCATTACATTTTATACAATAAAACCAAAGCTTTCTTTGTATTAGAAGAAATAAAGCCTTATAAGCTGCTAGTAGAAAATGCCCAAGGAACTCAAAAATTCAGGTTTTATGATTATGATCAGGTATTTAATAAATCTGACACTATCATAGTAAGAGAAAATCAATGGGTATTCGGACAATTGAAATTTATAAATAAAAACTAGGATGTTAAAACAAAATGGAACGGAAAATAATTGAAATAGAAGTAGGGCAAAGCCTTGAAATAGACACCGATTATTATTATGGCGCGAAGGGATTTTGTATAATTGAACTAATAGAGTTTTTAAAGAAAGCTACTGACGATGGAGCTACGTACATAAAGATTAGGGGGAATAACTATGATGGCGCTGTAGATGCTATTGATATACAGCCATTAAATGCAAAGATTGAAAGTGATGAAGATTTCGCAAAAAGAGCAACGGAGGAAGAAAGTAAACGACTAGCATTGGCTAATGAAATAAAAGCAAGAGAAAAGGCTTTGTATGAAGAGCTTAAATTGAAATACGGCACTTAGTATTATCCCTAACATATATGATTACTTTAAAAGACAAACAAAAACAACAGTAATAAATAAATATTTTCAGCGATGGACATAAAAGAGACAAAAGAAGTAAAGGAAGTAAAATCAGTTACAGTTGGGTATAAATGTAATAACTGTGGCAAAGTGCATAACGGGGACTTCCCTGACGAGTGGCACCATTTTTCAAGCCACAACAATGACTTGGAGAATGATAGTATACTTAGCTATAAATACTATGATGTTTGCAGCCCTGAGTGTTATGTTGAAAAACTTACCGAAGTTGTAGAATGCAAAATGAGTTGTATATATGACGGAGAGGTTGACAACATGGAAATACAATTTGCAAGGCGTATGGTTGAATATTTTAAGAGCGTGGGCAAAAAAAATATTTAATAAGCGAGTGCGATGGAAAATAAACATGATTTTTATGACAGGACACTTATAAGATTAAAAAGGCAGTACGAGAAGGATGAAGTTGTAGCTGTTTTAATTAAAAAACTTAGTGAAGCTGAAACTGAAATTGGTAAATTGAGTGCCGAAATTGATTATTTGCAAAATGAATTACAAAGAGATAAAGAACAAAAAGAAATAAATAGGCTTGCAAAAGTAGAGGCACGAAAGGAGGAACTTTACCGCATTAAAGTTGAAGATAATAGAAAGCAGCGGACAGAAATAAAAAAGCTTACACATATTAGAAATGATTTAATTGGAAAATGTTCAGCATTAGAAAGGAAGTGCGATGGGATTAGACAGTATAAAAAAAATAACTAACTTGCATGATTAAATATGAAATACTTAAAAACAAAATTAACACAAATTAAGCAATTGATTTTATCTTTTGTTAGTGGATGGCAAACAAAGGAGCCTCAAATAAATTAATAATTGATAAAGTTATCATGTGAAAAATAATTAGTACATTTGTATAATGACTAATAAAGAAGCAAATATAATCATTGATGTATACGAAGAGTTAAAAACAGAGTGTAAAATAGAGCGTATAGATTTTATAGACAATACTATTAATGTTTATACAATTCCTATTAAAGGGACAAGAACGATTACATTAAACACGGGATTTGATTACGAAAATTTGGATTAATCATGGCAGCTCATAAAGGGAATAAGTACGCATTAGGTTGTACTACAAACGGGAGACCCCCAAAGTTTGAGACACAAGCAGAAATAGAAAAAGTTATTCAGTCTTATTTCGATTATTGCATAAAAGATAAAGAAAAGCCAACTATAACAGGATTGACATTATATTTAGGTTTTGAAAGTCGCTCATCTTTAGATGATTACTGTGGAAGAACTAAAGATTATTCGTACATAATTAAAAGAGCAAAGCTAGCTATAGAGAATGCATATGAAATACATGGTCAAACAATTGATATATTTGCTTTGAAAAATATGGGATGGAGAGACAATAAGGATATAGATTTAAAAGACGACAGACTTATTCTTGATCCATCACAAAGAGAGCAGCGTATAAAAGAGCTTAAAGAAAAACTAGGTATGAATGAATCAGATTGAAGAACATGCAGTACTTGAAGAATTATACCAATTAGAGAGAGAGAAGTTAAGAGAAAAAGCTCGTGAAGATATACTATCATTTACCCTTTACACAAAATCAGATTATATAGTAAACTGGCACCATGAATATTTATGCAAAAAGTTAAATGACTTTGCATATGGACGCATAAAGCGGTTAATGGTTTTTATGCCACCACAACATGGTAAATCAGAATTAACATCTAGAAGGCTCTCTGCTTTTATGTTGGGTTTAAATCCTAATCTAAGAGTGGCCTTATGTGCTTATAACGCTACGTTTGCAAGTAAGTTTAACCGGCAGGTACAAAGGATTATTACAGATCAAACATATAATGAAGTTTTTCCAGATACTCAATTAAATAGTAAAAATGTTGTATCATATTCAAAAGGAAGCTGGTTAATGAATTCAGATGAATTCGAAGTGATTGATAAAAGAGGGTCATTTATATCAGTTGGGGTAGGGGGTGGAATAACAGGTAATCCAGTTGATATAGCGTTAATAGATGATCCAATAAAAGGAGCTGAGGAAGCCGGGTCGTTAACATATCGCGAAAAGATATGGGAGTGGTATACAACGGAATTAGAAACAAGGCTACACAATAATTCACAGATATTGATAACACTAACTCGTTGGAATATAGATGATCTTGCCGGGCGTATACTTAATAACAGCAAAAATCAATATAGTAGAAATTGGGAAACAATAATATTCCCAAGGATTAAAGTTGACAATACTAATCCTGATGACCCCAGGCAGATAGGCGAAACATTATGGGAGGATGTACACTCTTTAGAATCAGCCTTAGAGTCTAAACAGCGTAATCCAGTGAAGTTTGAAGCTTTACAACAGCAGAATCCTAAAGTAATGGAATCAGGGGGGGAGTTTTATAAAATGTTTAGTCAGGATAAGCACGTTGGCCAATGCAATTATGATCCTGATATTCCTTTATGTGTTAGCTTAGACGAAAATGTTAATCCTTACATTACATGTACAATATATCAATTGAACGGTAAGCAGATAAACCAGATAGACGAATTATGTTTATCACATCCAGAGAATAACATCAAGTCATTAGCTTTAGAGTTTAGCAGAAAATATAAAGGGCATGTTTCAGGAGTGTTTATATACGGTGACGCTACAAGCCAGAAACAAGATACTAAAATAGAGACAGGACAAAACTTTTTCACGCTGTTTATGAATTATATACGCGAGTTTAATCCTATCCTCAAAGTGCCAAAATCTAATCCTCCTGTAGCAATGAGGGGCAATTTTATAAACGAAGTGCTAAGCGTAAATTATGAAGATATGTGCATTCTAATAGATAAAGACTGCCATTTATCTATAGCTGATTTACAATTCACTAAAGAAGATTCAGACGGATGTAAGTTAAAGAAAAAGATAAAAGATATAAGAACAGGCGTAACATACGAACAGTATGGACATTGTAGCGACACACTAGATTATCTTATGTGTGAGGCTTATAATTCTGAGTTTAGAAAGTTCCAAAGAGGTGATATTGATTACAGCCTTTATAGGTATGGAAATAAACTAACTAATAGGAAGTTTTAAAGAGTAATTGCCTTTATTATATCATCTTCCATAACAGTATCAACAGTATGATTATAAGCCTCAAACCCGTTAGTAACTCTGTATAAATACTGATAGTCTCCAAATATTTTAATTGTTATTTGGAAAATAATACCCATTTTATGAACTTCCACACCGTCTATTTCAGATTTATATAACACATAATTAAGAAAATCATATTTAGGATCGTTAATAATATTCACTTTATCAGCTATTTCTTTTTTCATATTTTAGTTTTTAAATAAGCTTTTCTTCTGTAAAAGTCTCTAAGTTCACTAGATGCAACATGAGTTATAAGTATATTCTCAAAAACATCCTCTTTAGTAAATGAGTGTAAATATTTTAATATTATTTGATATTCATTATATGTGATTGTACTTATTATTTCTAATATGTTAGCATGCTTAATAGAATCTATCTTATAGTCTTTCAAATATCCAAAGGATACAGGGTAATCACCTGACCCGTAAGCTAGATTAATACCTAACTGTTCAAAAATGTCAATGATTTTGACCTTTCTGTTTAGTTGTTTTTTGAGTTCTTGCTTAGTCATTTACTTTCTTATATGAAATATCGGATACAATACCTATAATAATAATTAATAAAAAAAGTATAATACATAATTTCAATCCATACCACTTATATGTTAAAAAAACAAGCATTATTGATAAACAAAAAACAACTATTTTAGCTAATTTCATAATTCATTTTATTTAGTTGTTAAAATTTATTCTTAAACTCACTCCAAAGATTAATCATATAATCAGCCAATTCAGATGCTTCTTTTTTTGTTAAATCACATCTGTTTTTCTTGTAATTAAAATCACCAAAACCCCCATCAAAGCCCTCATGTATGCTAAGTTTAGGAGAGATGCCTATTATGAGCCTATTCACAGATACAACCTTACCTGTTGACTCAAATTGCATTTTGTCACATGCTTCGTCTATTACTTTCATAGTATTTTGTTTAGTCATTTTAATAACGATAAAACAGGTATAATTATATACAATGTTATTACATAGAAAAAAGGAACTAGTATCAGTGAGAAACCAATTAATATTAAAAGTTTAAAATACTCATTAAATTCAATTGTAAAATTATTTATAAACTCCATACAAAATTGGATTCCTAGTAAGATTAATATTGCTAAATGAATAATAAAAACAATGCCTATTATCATGCTAAGTATATTTTTCATAGTATTTCAATTTTAGCACAATATACAAAATCCATTATTAAGAAACAATATAAATAATAATTTAGAGCTTATTTATAATCATTATAAATAATGTTGTATATTTGTAAAAACAAATAGCTATGTCTTTTATCATCCGTAACGATCT